GCCACTGGTAAATTTGATGCATTAGAATTAGTTCTAACAGATATGTCTGAAATTCAGAAAAGATATATTGAAAGTTAGAATTAGTTCTGCGATTCTAGCTTCACGCCATGATGGCGCAGGGCAACGGTGAGCCTTAATCACTGCAGAGGCTAGAAATGTATACGAAGCAGGACATGCCGGAAGAAGTTCAAAAGAAACTTCCCAAGCCGCAAGGCTATAAACTCCTTATCGCTACCTTGGATGTGTCTCAAAAGACTGATGGCGGTGTTTATCTGCCAGATCAGCTTAAAGATGCAGAGCAAACCGCCTCAATTATCGGATATGTCATCGATGCAGGCCCAGATGCCTACAGTGATCCAGACAAATTTCCGCATGGGCCGTATTGCAAGGACGGGGATTTCGTAATTTTCCGCTCATATTCGGGCACTCGCTTTAAAATCATGGATAAGGAGTTCCGTCTTATCAATGATGACACTGTTGAAGCGGTGGTTGAGGATCCGCGCGGGTATAAGAGGGCATAACAATGAGTAATGCAGCAGAAAATATCGAGCAGGAACTGGAAGAAGACCTCAATGAAGAGCGTCAAATCGCCGGAAAGGGTGAGGATTCTTCTGATGATTTTGAAATCGAAGTAGTTGATGACGTTGCGGAGGACGACAAGCCCCGCGTCAAAGACTATGACGGGCCAGACATCCCGGAAGATGATGAAATCGAGTCATATAGTGACCGCGTCCAGAAACGGATGAAGAAACTCAGCTTCGAAGCAAAAGAAGCAGAGCGTCAACGTCAGGCACTGGCTCGTGAGAGGGAAGAACTCCTTCGGGTCACGCAGACATTTCAGTCTGAAAATGAAAGGCTTCGGCAGCAACTGCATCAAAACGAGGGAAGCCTTGTTGAGCAGGCAAAAGCGCGCCTTGAGGCGCAGCTAACGCAGGCAAAGGCGGCGTATAAAGATGCTTATGAGCTTGGTGATACTGACAAGATGATTGAGGCGCAGGAAAAGCTGACCTCTCTCAATAATGATATGTATCGCATCAAGGGCTATAAGCCGAAGCCGGTGCAGGCTGCTCAGCCTCAGCAACAGCAGTCTTATCAGCAACAGCCACAGGCACCTCAGCTTGATGAGCGCCAGCAGGCGTGGCTTGCAGATAACGATTGGTATGGCAAAGACCGCCAGATGACGGCCTTTGCATTGGGTGTACATGAGGAATTAGTCTATAACGGCGTTGATCCGAACTCAGAAAAATATTATTCTGAGATCAACCGGCAAGTGCGACAGCGCTTTGCGGACAAGTTCTCGACTGAAGACACCGATGAGGAGTTTGAGGTCGCACCCAAGAAAAAGGCAAGCGTGGTTGCCCCAGCTACTCGTAGCTCGAAAAACCCGAAAAAAGTTAAGTTGACCCAGACCCAAGTGGCTCTGGCAAAACGACTTGGCATCACGCCGGAAAAATATGCGGCGCAACTTTTAAAGGAGCAGCAAAATGGCTGATCGTACCCCACGCGAACTTCAGACTCGCGAAAAGACTGAACGTAAGAAAACGTGGCAGCGGCCATCCGCACTCCCTACCCCCGAACCGAAAGACGGTTTGCATTACCGATGGATTCGCACCTCCCTGCTAGGGCAGAACGACAACCCTAATGTTTCGGCACGATTCCGCGAAGGCTATGTGCCTGTGAAAGCAGCAGATCATCCTGAGATGCAACTGTTGCCGGATCTTGATTCGCGCTTTCCAGATAACATTGAGGTCGGTGGTCTCATGCTCTGCGCTATTGATAAGGACATTGCTGAAGATCGTGACGCGCAACTGCGCGATGCGTCCCAGAAGCAGATGGAAGCAGTTGATAATAGCTACTTGCGTCAGTCCGATCCGCGTATGCCAGTGCTTCGGCCAGAGCGTAACACGCGCACTTCATTCGGCAAGTGACAACATCATTTGCCTTAACCTCGTTCTTATAGGAGAAGTGTTATGGCATCTACAGCCACTCCCTATGGGCTTTCCCCGGTAAACCTTATCGGCGGTCAGCCTTTCAACGGCGGGGTCATTCGTGAATTCAAAGTTGCAGCAAACAACTCTGCTGCAATTTACAACGGTGATCTTGTTGTTCTTTCGTCTTCGGGCCAGCCTTCTGCTGCGACCTCGACTCCTACTGCTATTAAAATTCCAGCGACTTCTGCAGACGCAACTGCAGGTATCGTGGGTGTTTGCGTGGGTTCTCGTTATGTCGATAGCAACGGCCAGCCTACTTACAACAACTACATGCCAGCAAACCTTGCAACTGGCGGCGCAACTGAAATCTTCGTCCGCGTGATGGATGATCCAGATGCACTGTTCCAGATCAAAGGCTCTGCAGCACTCGGCACTTTTAACAGCGGCACCGATGGTTCCGGCTGGCCGGGCGCAATCGGCAAAAACGCTGCCCTCACTTTTGCAACTGCATCTTCTTCTACTGGCAAGTCCGGTATCCAGATGACTGTCGGCGCAAACGGTGGCAGTCTCGCAGCAACCTCAACGCTCGCAGTTCGTATTGTTGACACGGTCAAAGGCACTGAGTCCGATGACTATCCGGAGTTCATCGTTAAGCTGAACGTGGGTGTCCACTCTTACACTAACTCGCTTGGTGTATAAGGAGGATATAAAATGACTATCTCACGTTCCCAGATTCTCAAAGAACTCCTTCCCGGCCTTAACGCACTGTTCGGTCAGGAGTATGAAACGTATGAAAACGAGCATGCGGAGATTTACGAAACCGAAACCTCAGAACGTAGTTTTGAGGAAGAGGTAAAACTTTCCGGCTTCGGCGCAGCGCCAGTAAAGTCGGAAGGTGCGGCAATCTCTTACGACAACGCACAAGAGGCGTTCACTGCTCGCTATAACCACGAGACCGTGGCTATGGGCTTCTCCATCACCGAAGAGGCGATGGAAGACAACCTGTACGACTCGCTCTCCGCTCGTTACACCAAGGCGCTTGCTCGCGCGATGGCATACACGAAGCAGGTTAAAGCAGCATCTTTGCTCAACAACGGTTTCACAACCTTCAATTCCGGTGACAACGTCACCCTGTTCAGCACTGCCCACCCCACCGTGGAAGGCACAACGAACAGCAACCGCCCTGCGGTTAATGCGGACTTGAACGAAACCTCGCTTGAGCAGGCAGTTATCGACATCGCAGCGTTCACTGATGAGCGCGGCCTGTTGATCGCAGCCCGTCCTCGCAAGCTGGTTGTTCCACCTGCATTGATGTTCGTTGCAACCCGTCTGCTGCAGACTGAGTTGCGCACCGGCACTGCCGACAACGACATCAACGCGCTGCGCAACAACGGTTCGATCCCAGAAGGCTTCCGTGTCAACCACTACTTGACTGACGCAGATGCGTTCTTCATCACCACCGATGTTCCTAACGGCATGAAGCACTTCGTGCGTACAGCCATGAGCACATCGATGGACGGTGACTTCGACACCGGTAACGTGCGCTATAAAGCGCGTGAGCGTTACAGCTTCGGCGTGTCCGATCCTCTCGGCATCTACGGCTCGCCCGGCGCATAATCGGCGTTACAAAACATGGATTGGCCCGCTTCGGCGGGCCTTTCTTTTTGTGCCGTGCTAATGTATTCTGCTGGCAGGGCTTTAATCATAGCCGTGCAGACAGGCTGGCCCTCCTGACGATGCACAGACTGAACGGCGAAACCCTTGTGCATGAGGTATGAAAATATGGCTAATACAACTTTTACCGGCCCAGTCCGCTCTGAAGGTGGCTTTGAGGTTGTTGATAAAAGCGCAACTACTGGTGCTTACACCACAAGCCTTGACATTGCGTCTGACGGTTCCATCGATCTCACCTATTCGAGCACTTCCACTGGTGGCTCTAACATCGAACCCATTGTGATGGAAAACACAATGACCGGTGCTGGCGGTCTTGCTGGTCGTGCTCGTTTTCAGTTGAACGCTAATGCGGCTCTTGGCTCTTACTCTAACGCGCTCAAAGCAATTACTGTTTACGGCGCATCTGGCAGCACGACAGGCTTGGGCTCTGCTTTTGTTGCAGAGATGACTTTGAGTGCAGGCACTACTTCTGGCACTTATGCCCCTCTTGAAATTGAATTGAACGCACCATCGGGCGCTGACACAGGCACCCTGACTTCGTTCATGCACATTTCGACTCAAGGCGCTGATGTGGCAACGATTGACACAAATGCTGTGTTCTTCAACCTTGCTGGTGTAACTGCAGGCGCAGGGAAGATGGTTGTGGCTGGCACCACGCTCGGCACTGCTTACGGTGGTTTGCGTGTCCGTGTTGATGGCACAAACTACTGGATCCCACTTTACGCGGCAGAGCCGACCTAATGTCATTATCAAGAGAGCGCTTGCTGGAGTTTAAAGAAGATGCCGTAAGAGAGCGGCAGAAACATCTTGATATGCTTCAGCAGGCAAACGGCGCAATAGCAATGTTGGACTTCCTGATCAGTCAATCTGATCAGGAGTCCGTTCCCTCAAAGGAAGAGTGAGATGGCATATTCTGATATTCAGACTAAGCGGATGACGGCAACCGGCTCCCTTGCTGTGGGGCCGGCTCGCGTCCGCCAGATTCAGGTGCTTACCGCCACGGGTGGTGCTGGGCGCTTGACTCTGACAGACGGCTCTGGTGGTGCAACGCTGCTCGATCTCGACTTTCTTGCCGGTGACTCTCACTCGGTAAACATCCCCGACAACGGGGTTCGCTTTCAAAGCGATGTCTTGATCACTGCGGCAACAAACATCACTGCGATGACCTTCTTCTATAGCTGAGGTGACGGCGTGGATTATATGGTCTGGAACTTAATTCTTACTGCCGCTCTCGGTCTGGTAAGCTGGTTTGCAAAGACAATGTGGGCGGAAGTGCAACGCCTTACAATTCTTTTGAACCGCACCCGTGAAGAGATGGCAAAAGAATATGTGACTAAGGCTGAAGTCCACGCCGACATCAACCGCGTTATGCATCGACTTGATGCCCTTGACGCAAAGATTGATCGTATACTGGAAAGTTACAAGGCGTAGTGATGGCACAGAGCACCGCAGATAAAGCACGAGCCGCAGTGAAGCGGGCAGGTGTATCAGGTGTTAATAAGCCCAAGCGCACCCCTAACCACCCGACTAAGTCCCACGTTGTTGTTGCTAAAGAGGGTGACAAGGTAAAGACCATCCGCTTCGGTCAACAGGGCGTAAGGGGCGCGGGTAAAAACCCGAAGTCCGCAAAGGATAAAGCGCGCAAGAGAAGTTATTACGCTCGTCATAACGCGCAGGATCCGAATCCCAGCAAACTCTCCGCTCGTTACTGGAGCCATAAGGTAAAGTGGTAATGGCAATATCTCGATCTCAAATGGGTTCTCAGCTTACAGGAAATAGGCAGATGAAAAAAACAAAAAAGATGGCACTCGGCGGAATTGCTGCTGCAAAGAAACTTGGCGCAGGCGCAATCCCTACTGTTGCTGCAGCGCGCAGTCTTCGCAGTGGAAAGCCTGAAGGCATTCTTCAGTATACGCCCATTGGTATGGCAATGCGTGGCCGGGCTCAACCTAAACCGTCAACAATGCCTTCTGGCCCTGTTGAGCGCCCTGAGCGTTCAGTTAAGGGAATGCGCAAGGGTGGAAAAATTGATGGCTGTGCAATGCGTGGCAAAACAAGAGGACGTTTTGTCTAATATGTGAAAGGAGACAAAAATGTGGACGGGTATTATTCTTGCTTGTGGACAAATAGCCTGTAGCATTTTTGTCGGCCCTGTTACTTTCAGCGAGCCTGAGTGCATGGCTTCTATCAGGCAGGGTGAAGTTGAAATAGGTGCAAATCGGCCAGATCTTGTGGTCACTGACTTTAAATGTATCGAGTGGGATATGAACAAAGATGCCAGTGCGTAAAGTATCAGGTGGTTATAAGTGGGGCAGCAGCGGGAAAGTTTATCCGACTCGCGCCGGTGCAGAGCGTCAGGCCCGCGCTGCATACGCCTCTGGTTATAAGGGATCTGATAAGATGAAAGCTGGTGGTTTTGTATCAACAGGAAATGATGCTGCGGATCTTGCGCTAATCCGCGCCTCTAAGAATATTGATGATGGCACTGGTGGTCGCGGCACTTCAAGGATGAAGCGTGGCGGTCAGACTAAGAGCCGCGTCAATGAGGCGGGTAATTACACAAAGCCTGCAATGCGCAAGCGTCTGTTTGAAAAAATCAAAGCAGGCGGGAAGGGTGGCAAACCGGGACAGTGGAGCGCGCGGAAGGCTCAGATGCTGGCTCGTGAATACAAGGCTAAGGGTGGTGGATACCGCGATTGAGCGAGACCTTCGAAGCTGGTCTGCACAAGTTCTTGAAGTTGCAAGCGAACACTTGAACGGCTTTCCGCCGTGCCCGTATGCGCGCAAGGCATGGAGAGAAAACAAGGTTCTCGTGGTTGAGACTGATCTGATCTACGAAGATGCCCGTAAATTCTGTGCGGGCTTTTATGATTTTAATAAGGAGCTTATCGTTGTCGCTTCCTATGGCATACCTGATCTCGAAGAGTTTGCAGGATTCGTGGCTGCGCTCAACGAAGAGCACCCGTCCCTTCACTGCATGCAGTTTCATCCGGAATATGGTGCAGAAGATGCGGAACTGGATTTCCTGACAGAGAACGACTGGGAGAGTTCAGTCTCAGATGACTACTGTATGATCTTCATACAGGATCTCAACCTTGTTGTTGCTGCTAGTGACAGGCTTGAGGCATTAGGTTATTATGCAGCATATCCACGC